CCTATAGGCCATGATGGGCTTTTAAAGCTGGCTCAGTTGCGGCAGGAATTGAAGGGGCGCAGATACGAGACTTCGGAAAATGAATTATTTAAATCTGTATATGATGGAATTTTGGGTAATAATGAGCATGATCTTTCTAGCGTGTTTTGTAGCGAGTTAGTAGCCGAGGCTTACCAAACAGTGGGATTATTAAGCGCTGATCGGCCTTCTAATGAGTTCACGCCTGCTGATTTTGGCATTATTAGTGATTTGCGGAACAACAGCCTGAAAAGCGCTATCCGCCTTAAATGACCTATAATAAGGATTATAAGACATAAAATTCTATTTACGTTTAATAGCGCCCCTTTTATTCGGTTTGCTAGTGCAAGCTCCAACAATAGCCAAAATTATAAAACAACCGACTAGAAAAACAGCTACCATATTTATACCCCCAATAGTTAAAAGCCCCATTGCTGGGGCTTGTTTAGTTAATGAACTGCCGCCGCTTCGTCCGTATCTTTTGTAAAGTGAACCGATATTTTCTCGTCGGTTACTATCAAAGAGGCCGTAAGAATACCAGCTAAAAAGCCTTTTATTTCTTTGTCACCTTCAAGATAAACGGGACGGCAATCTTCGTCATGCGGCGCAATAATCAAGCCGTCTGGCTCCTGCGACAAAACCTCTTTTGTTAGTTTCCTAATGCTGGAAACAGCGAACGCTATCACCTCCTTATAATATTCCTCATTATTCATTTTGATTTTCCTTCTCTCAAAATATCTCTAGTTTCTTTTGCAAAGCCTTTAAACGCTTCGACCAATACCGCCGGAACCTGAAGAGTAACCTTTTTCAATCCTTCATCTCTCCACTTTTCTATCATTAATTCGTTTTTTTCCACTTGCGTTAACTGCTTCTTCATAATCGACTTACCTCAACCCATTTTTTATGTTTACGGTTTTTCGGATAGAGCCTGTAATTAACTCTAACCGCCTCCCCATTTATAGCTGCATAAACGGGCTTCTTGCTCTTCCAATTTTCAACCAGTTGCTTTCGCTGGCTTTCGGTGATCTTGATGCCATCACCTAGCAAAAACATAAACTTTTTCATTAAAAACCCCTTCTCACTTTTGGTTAATGTTGCCACCCTTAGCTGGGTGGCTTCTATTCAATAATTAAATTATCTATAATTTAATTACTCATTGCAACTCTTTTTTTCAAAGAAATATCTTCCCTCACTACAGTACAGCAAGCAACCATCTATTTCTTGAGGCTCGCCTATTATAATTTCACCACTTGCGATTCTGTCGCAAACTTTATCTATCTTGATGCCGTATCTATCATAGTAAAATATGGCCTCTTCAGAGGTTCGGAAATGATTTGTAGCTATGGTTTTCATAGTGTACCACCTCCAAGGTTAACGTATTTTTGCCACTCCTTGGACGGGTGCTGAAGGCTGTACATCTGGCTATAAATAGCCTTTACCCATTGCGGGTAATCTAAACCGTATCTTATGCAAACGGTTGTTTTAATAATCGCGCTTTCGCTCGATGGTTGGCCGACTACTGATAATTTGATGGTTTTCATTTTTGAGTTTCCTTATCGTTTGTGATTGTTGCGCCCCTTGCGAGGCGCTGTTGTTTATACTGCTACAACTTCATAATCTCGATCTATATATTGATCATTATGTGTTGTTATCAATATGCCGTAACGAATAGCTGCATCTTCGACAGACTCAGCATTGATAATTATTTTAGAGCCATCTCTTTTATCTGTTATTTCGTACTGGGAAGCCTCCACCCAGCACGCACTATTGTTGCTGAAGCAGTAAGCCTTGGACTTGTCTTTCGGTGCGAACGTATCACTAAACTCATCGACTCTATAGTATTCGTCAGGGTTATCACTGTACTCAGATATTAATGAGTTGTACTCATTTTGAGCAAGTATTTCAACCTCTCTAAGAATCTCTTCAGCCTGTTCAATAGTTAAAATGTTATCACCTACTTTTATTTCATCACCTTCATAGTTGCCTGTTATGATATCATCAAGTGCGGAGTTGTCGCATTCACATGCTACTAGCGCATCATCGGGGCAATTAAAATCATTACCCAAAAACCCTACGCCTGTTTGATATTCTATAGTCTCGCCGCTGAAATTGACCCATACGCTGACATTGTGCCGAACGTACTCTGAGAATACGCTTCTTCCTCCGCCATGTATCCTCGTATCAAAATATTGGCTGCCCACTTGTGCTGATTTTAGGATATCTTTGATTAATGAATTCATGTTTGTAGCTCCTTCTCACTCGGTTGGTTTTGTGTACTGCTTCAATAATTTAATTATAGTAACTTAATTACTAATTGCAACCCTCAATAGCAAAATAATTTAATTATTTTTATCTGTTTAATATTTAATCAAAGTGGCAACTGGGTAAAAAAAAGCCAGCTTAGGATTGCTGGCTAAATGTTGGCTAGTAGTGAGAAGGAATCGAGATTGCCAACAATTATCAATGGTAGTAAATTTTTTTCTTTTTCGCAATAAAATTTTGAACAGCCTCTTTTGCAGCTTCGCAACCTTTACAGCATAGCCAGCTATCACCAATAGAAATTAAATAATCACGCCACTCTTTTTGCTCTTTAGTTAGAGAACTGTTTTTAATTCTCTTCATTTCTACCCATAGTTTCCATGCTGGAATATATATATCGGGTACTCCAGATGTTACGCCCTCTGCCTTCAGTTTAACAGCCTCTATTTTGTTTCTGCTGCCGCCATTCGGAATGGCAAAAATTTTAACTGTTTTAAATGTTTTACGGAACCAGCTAACGAACTCTCGCTGCTCTTCGTGTTCAGTCGGTATTAAAACGGCACTATTGTTTCCCATCTTTCGCACTCCTGCGGCTTGTTTAAAAAGTCTTTGGGGGGTGGCATCTTAAATACTTCGCACCATAACTTGTCGTTTAGATTATAGCAATTAGTGCAGCACTTAATAACACCTTTATCTATTTTATCCCCATCTTTTACCGATAATTTTTTTGAATTTTCCATCTCGTTTCACCTCTATTTCAGTTGGTGGTTTATGTTCGGGCAAGTTTAAATATTCTGCCATGCTTTGTATCGTATCTTTTTTAAGTGCTTCGATTGCTCCTGCTTTGTGCGCTACGTGCGCCAATTTTCTGACAGCTATGTCACCCCCTTGGCCCTGATTAGTTATTGCAAAATATTCTGTCACTGGATAGTCGTTTAATCATTTCATTACCGCTCGATCTGCTAATATGTCTTGACCACTTCCAATCGCTTATATTAACTATATCTGTTTGTATGCCCATTATATCATCATCATATAAACGAACCTCTTTTTTAGAGAATTCATAGCCGCAGCATGGGCAAACAGAGACAAAATTATATACTAGCTCATAACAAACTGGGCAATCCTTCATTACCACTTTGCCCCCTTTGCCTTTTGGTTTTGGTGATGAAACCGCAATGATAGGGCCGTGTTTTCTGACATTGCCTGCAAAATCCAAAACCATGCAATGATCAGTGTGGCTCTTCAGTCTCATCCCACGGCCAGCCATTTGGACATATAACGAAGGCGACATTGTCGGGCGAGCAAATACTATTAGATCAATGTCGGGATAGTCGAAGCCAGTAGTTAAAATGTTGGCATTAGTAACAGCTTGGAAAACACCACCTTTAAAAGCATTTAAAAGTGATTCCCTTTGCTTTTTGGTGTGCTTACCTGTCAGGCAAGCTGTTTTAATGCCGTGTTCATTAAGCAAGTCGGCCATGACTTTAGCATGTTCAACGCCGGAGCAAAAAAATAACCAAGCTTTTCGGTCGCCTGCTCTGGATATGGTTTCTTCTATTATTTTAATATTATTATCATCGGTATTAACGGCGGCCTGCAATTGCGACTCTATATATTCACCCCCTCTTTTTTTAACTCCATCAACGTTTAGGTGGTGGCCCGTGTTCTTGCTTCTCAGCGGTGCTAAATAACCCTGAGAGATTAGCTCTTCAATAGTAACAGGCTCGATTAGCTTATCAAATAGCGCATCGCCTTCGGTAATTAGGCCATGACCTAGACGCCAAGGTGTTGCGGTTGTTCCGACTATTTTTAAATAAGGATTAATTTTCTTTAACTGGTTTAGTAGCGTTCTATAACTCCCTTCATCTTTGTGATTAATTAAATGACACTCATCAATCATCACTAGATCAATTAAGTCAAGTTTATCAGCGTGCTTGTGTATTGATTGTATGCCTGCATAGGTGATTGGCATATCCAATTCTTTACGCCCCATCGAGGCGCTATAAATACCAGCAGGTGCGTTAGGCCAGTGCTGTTTCAGCTTTTCGTAATTCTGCTCGATCAGCTCTTTAACGTGCGTTAACATCAGCACCCTTGAACCCTTCCACTGATTGCAAACTGTTTTAGTCAGAGCTGCTATAACATGGCTTTTCCCTGATCCCGTTGGCATCTGCAAACACAAATTACCTTCGCCATTGCACAAATGATCAATCGTTTGATCGTGTGCGGCCTGCTGGTATTCTCTTAACATTGATTTTCCTTCAACCTGTTATTACTGCACAAAATTTACTTTTTAAAGCCTGCATGAAAATATCTTCATTCAAGCAGGCCGCTGCTTTGGGTTCGCTATTATCTCACTACTAGCTAGCCCGTCCTCACCATTAACAACTGATTTTCCCAAAATAGAATAAGTTGCCGACCACTCGTAATCAGAATCAAGCATTTTCCACGGCACCATATCTGGGTGGATAACATGGCTGCGGCAGCCTGTTTTTTGAGTTGTTTTAGGTATAGTGTCTTGCCAGCGCTCACAAAAAAAGGTGCTATCCTCTTTAGGTGTGCTATGAGCGCATGTTCTGCAATTGACCTCGGTTGTTAGTTTTGACTGATGGCAAAATTCGCTTGAAGGACAGAATTTGCATTGATACCAAGATGGATCAGCGCTGATCGGCTCAGGCATACGTTCAGCCATTGTTATGCGGTGACCTTTTTTAATCAGCTTTTCAGCGTGGGCCTTATCCAGCTTGACTCTCTCAATGTGAAGCTTGTCGTTATCTTTGCAGACAGCAACATATAATGCTCGATCAATTTTTGTCCCAAGCATGTAGCACTGCATTTGATCGTAGTGCTGAGGCTTAGACTCTTTCACGCCCTTTTTTTCGAGTTCAGTAAACGACTTTAGCGAGTGGGTTTTAAACTCTGCTATATGCTGTTTTCTTGGCGCCTCAGGAACGCCGCAATGAATCTTGCCATCAATTGATCCTGAAACGTGCTT